CCCGACTTCGATGCTACATTTGTTCCTTATAAGATATGGAACGACGAGCAATTCGATGCTGCCTATTCAGAACACTTCATCGAACACATACATCGTTTCGAAGGTATAAGATTCCTCGAGGAAATGAAGAGAGTCTTAAAGCCCGGCGGTGTGCTGCGTATTGCTTGGCCAAGTATGGATTTCGTCGACTGGCTTATTTATGAAGCCGCAGAAGATGATGAATATATCGAAGAATATATCAGATACTGGCTAGCACTGAAAGAACAGCACGATAGCGGTCCTTATGCACATTTCTATTATCCACCACCAGATCCTCTCAGAACATGGAAAGAGAACACCATTCGTGGCGTACTGCATCAAAATGGCGAGCACAGATACTTATGGTATACCAATGAACTCAAAGATATGTTACAATTTCTAGGGTTCGAGGATGTAAGAGTCGTAAAAACTGAAGAAAGTAGACTGCCAGAGTTTGAGTCAGTCGAAGATATGAGACACATATTACGTCGACTCGATACAACGATTATTGAATGCAACAAACCTCTTTGAGATTAAATTATGTGGTTAGAACAGAAATACATCGGGATGATATCCAATCGTCTCGACCGCTTCAAGCGTACAAAACAGAACGAATACAACTTTCGTTGCCCAGTTTGCGGCGACTCAGCTAAATCCAAATGGAAAGCTCGAGGTCATCTCTTTCAGAAAGATAAGGGTGGTTATCTTTATCATTGCTTCAACTGCAATATCACTCTTGGTCTCGAAAAATTCTTATCACATGTCGATCCGCTCATTCATCAAGAATTTGTGCGTGAGAAGATCGCTGAAAAACTCAGCGATAAGCCTCGACAAAAGACAGATGTAGAGTTGTTTGCAGATAAGATGAAGCCACCAACCTTCGTCAAGTCAACACCATTGAAGTCATTGAAAAAAATATCTTCGCTTGCGTGGAATCATCCAGCTAAAAAATATATCGATGGACGAAAAATACCGTCAAAATATCATCATAAATTATTTTATTGTCCTCGCTTCAAAGAGTGGACAAACACGATGTTGCCCGGTAAATTTAGATCGATTGAGAATGATGAACCGAGGCTGATCATACCTTTTATCGATAAGGAAGGCAATCTGTTCGGTTATCAAGGTCGCTCGTTCAGCCCAGCTGGCATCAGGTACATCACTATCATGCTGAACGATGATATGCCAAAAGTATATGGTCTAGATACATGTGATCAATCTAAGCCACACTACATCTTCGAAGGTCCTATCGATTCAATGTTTGTCGATAATTCTATCGCGATGGCAGGTGGAAGTCTAAATCTGGAAATAGTAAATAGTAACTCTATCTTCGTTTATGACAACGAGCCGCGCAATGTGGAGACAGTCAAGAAGATAGAAAAAATTATAGATAAAGGATATAAAGTGGTAATATTTCCTGAACATGTGGGCGAAAAAGATATTAATGATATGGTGATGAAAGGCATGTCCGTTGATGACATTCTGTTGTATAATATATCTTCTGGACTTGAAGCAAAAGTAATTTTAACTGCATGGAGACGGGTATGACAAACACGTTGCAAAAGGATATCGAGATAAGCATGATTGTCGAGCAGTATCGCAAAGGACAATTCAGCGAAGATGTAGCTAAGCGAGAATTACGACTATTAGGTTGTGATCTTGAAACTGTAAAGCGCGCTCTCGGGCAGGTCGTGTTGAATGGATAGTATGACTCATACGATTCTTGCTATTACCTGCATTGCAATCTCATACTGGATCGGTCGACGTCAAGGCGCAGCAGACGCTTTCGCGGTTGGTCTACAAGTTGGTGCTGAAGGTGCCATAGATAAACTAGTATCTGTACTTAATCGCGAGTACGGCGTATCTATAAAATTTGATGACGAATTAGAGGAAACTTAATCATGCGAGTTGATTTATTGGACGCCCTCATCCGGCGTTATGAAAGTGATGTTATGTCGGCGCAAGCCAACATTCGGACCTATGTCGAAAACCCTACCGGTATCGGTGAGCATCCAGATCTTGTTGATGCTGTTCACGAACAAATGCAAAAAGTTGCCGAAGCACATGAGCTATTGACATGTGCACGTGGTGTACGAGCTGCTTTGGTTCCAACTGAAGAGCCCGGCGCACCTTCGGATGTATAGGTATAATTGCGTTATTCAACGCGTGATCGATGGCGACACAGTAGATGTTGACATTGATCTAGGCTTCGGTATCTGGCAACACAAAGAACGTGTACGTATTCATGGTATTGACACGCCAGAATCTCGTACGCGCGATAAAGTCGAGAAGAAATACGGATTACTCGCAAAGAAATTTGTTAAGAGTAAGCTGCCCAAAGGTAGCAAGCAAGTTCTCGTCACAGAAAAACCGGGTGATGATGCCAAAGGTAAGTTCGGTCGTATACTCGGCAAATTCGAAGTATATGATGATGTAACAGACAGCTATATGTTCTTGGGGCAAATTATGATACGTGAAGGACATGCTGTTGAGTATCAAGGTCAGAGTAAAGAAGACATACAAGAAGCTCATCTGGCCAATCGAAAAAAACTACAGGATTCTGGAATCATATAAATGGAAATTAACGTAATTAAGAGGGATGGAAGTCGCGAAATACTTGACCTAGATAAGTTCCACAAAGTTGCATCATTCGCCTGTGAAGGACTCAATGGTGTGTCAGCCTCAGATCTAGAAATTAAGACGCACATTCAATTCTACAATAATATAAAAACACTCGACGTACAAGAAACATTGATCAAGGCAGCCGCAGATCTTATTACTGAGGACGCGCCTAACTATCAATATGTTGCTGGTCGACTTATTAATTATGGCTTACGCAAAGAGGTTTATGGTCAATTTGAACCAATCACTCTTGCGCATCATATCATCAACTGTATCGCCGATGGTATATACGATGGTATCCTCATGGACAAATATAGCATCCATGATATGGAGATCCTCGAGACTTATATCAACCATGAGCGTGACTTTAATCTGACATATGCCGCCATGGAACAAATGCGTGGCAAATACCTCGTCAAGAATCGTGTATCTGGTCAGATCTACGAAACACCTCAAATGGCGATGATGTGTATTGCTATGACATTGTTTGCTAACTACACTACAGACAGGCTGAAATGGGTAAAAGATCTATATGATGCACTGAGTAATTTTGATATTAGCTTGCCTACACCAATCATGGCGGGTGTACGAACGCCTCAACGACAGTTCTCTTCGTGCGTGCTTATCGAGACTGATGACTCACTGGATTCTATCAATGCAACATCATCAGCAATCGTCAAGTATGTTTCACAGAAAGCGGGAATCGGTATTGGCGCCGGTCGTATTCGGGCTTTGGGCAGTCCTATTCGCAACGGCGATACTAGTCATACTGGTGTTATCCCTTTTTATAAGTATTTTCAAAGTGCCGTCAAATCTTGTTCGCAAGGCGGTGTCAGAGGCGGAGCGGCGACACTCTACTATCCGATCTGGCATTATGAAATCGAAGAAATGCTCGTCCTCAAAAACAACAAAGGAACAGAGGACAACCGAGTAAGGCACATGGATTATGGTGTGCAGTTTAATCAAGTTATGTACGAACGCCTGATTAAGAATGAGAACATCACACTCTTCTCTCCTCATGATTGTCCTGACCTATACGAGTCATTCTTTGTAGACGTAGATAAATTTCGTGAGCTCTATGAAAAGTACGAGCGTAAGACATCTATTCGAAAGAAGGTCATCAATGCGCGAGATCTTTTCTCAGCATTTATGCAAGAACGAAAGGATACTGGACGTATCTATTTGATGAATGTTGATAACGCTAATGATCATGGTGCATTTATTAAAGAGCAAGCACCTATTCGTCAATCAAATCTATGTTGCGAAATCAATCTACCAACGAAGCCACTTAAGGACATCAACGATGCTGAAGGTGAGATCTCACTGTGTACATTAGCGGCTATCAATTGGGGTAGCATTCGTAAGCCTGCTGACTTTGAGAAGCCGTGCACACTTGCTGTTCGTGCTTTAGATGCATTGCTGGATTATCAGGACTATCCTGTGTTGGCTGCTCAAAAGGGTACAGAAAATCGTCGTCCTTTGGGCGTCGGTATCATCAACTTTGCACACTGGCTGGCGAAGAACGATACGAACTATCAAGATCCAAACCTTGAGCTTATTCACGAGTATGCGGAGGCATGGTCTTATTATCTCATTCAGGCATCAGCTGATCTTGCAGTTGAGAAGCATCCATGTCTGAAGTCAGATGAGACACGATATCATGAAGGTGTTCTACCAATTGACACATATAAGACGACTGTCGATGAGTTAGTCAAGCCTGAATATAAGATGGATTGGGATGGCTTACGTGCACAGTTGGAAAACTTCGGCATTCGTAACTCGACACTCATGGCCTTGATGCCTGCTGAAACATCTGCACAGATAAGTAACAGCACAAACGGTATCGAACCACCTCGTTCGTTGATCTCTGTAAAACAATCGAAGGATGGTGTACTCAAGCAAGTTGTGCCAAGTATCCAACGATTGAAGAATAAGTATGACCTTCTATGGGATCAGAAATCGCCTGAAGGTTATCTTAAGATTATGGCTGTGTTGCAGAAGTTTATCGATCAAGGTATCTCTGTCAATACAAGCTACAATCCATTGCATTTTGATGAGGAGAAAATTCCTCTATCAGTAATGATGCAACATATGTTGATGTTCTACAAGTATGGCGGCAAGCAATTGTATTACAACAACACATATGATGGCGCCGGTGAGTTTGTAGAAGCACCACAACCTGAAGCAGAAGGTGCGGTGTGTGATCTTACAGATCCGGATTGTGATGCATGTAAAATTTAAGGAACATAATGAAAGTAAAATTGATTAGCCATAGTCAAACACCGATCGGTTATATTGACGGACCAGATGATTATAATTCGGCATTGGATTTGGTTGCATACTGTGCAAGAGTCAGCAATCCATCTAATCAAATGAATAAAGAAACATCTGAAAAATTAGTAAAATATCTCATGAAGCATCAGCATTGGTCGCCTCTCGAAATGGTTTCAGTGTGTATGGAAGTTGAGACTACTCGAGACATTGCTCGACAACTGTTAAGACATAGATCGTTTTCGTTTCAAGAATTTAGTCAGCGATATGCAAATCCTGTCGAAGATCTTGACTTCGAAATACGTGAAGCAAGATTGCAGGACGAGAAGAATCGACAGAACAGTATACCATGTGAAAACGATTACATTCGACAACGCTGGGAAGAAGAACAGCTGAAGGTAATTCATCACGCAAAGAGAGCTTACAACTGGGCAATCAATCATGGTATCGCAAAAGAACAGGCAAGAGTTGTGTTGCCCGAAGGTAATACAATGTCACGTCTGTATGTGAATGGTACGTTAAGATCGTGGATTCACTATATACAACTGCGCTGTGAAAATGGCACACAACTAGAACATATGGATCTGGCGAAAGAGATCGCCAGAGTCATTTCGGACATATTCCCTATGGAGGTATAAGTGTCGGTATTCGATACAAGAAAGATAGATGCTACAACACAACCGGCTTTCTTCGGTGATTCGGTTAATATTGCTCGTTACGACAAGCAACGTTATAGCGTATTCGAGAAGATGACAGATAAGCAACTCGGTTTCTTTTGGAGACCAGAAGAAGTTGATATCTCACGTGATAGCAAAGACTTCAAGGCTCTGTCTACTCAAGAACAACATATCTTTACGAGCAACCTAAAGCGGCAGATACTATTAGATTCAGTACAAGGTCGCGGTCCAGTTGAGGTATTTCTACCCTTATGTTCATTGCCTGAGTTAGAGAACTGGCTAATCACTTGGTCATTCTTCGAGACAATTCACTCACGATCTTACACACATATCATTCGCAATGTGTACAATGATCCAAGCAAAGTATTCGACGAGATGTTGGACATCGAAGAAATAGTAGACTGTGCGAAGAGTATCTCGAAGTATTATGATGCATTGGCAGAGAATCCTACTAAGCGAAATCTATGGTTGTGTTTAAATGCAGTGAATGCATTGGAAGGTATTCGATTCTATGTATCATTCGCATGTTCATGGGCATTCGCTGAACTAAAGAAGATGGAAGGCAACGCCAAGATCATTAAGTTTATTGCACGCGATGAGAATGTGCACATGGCATCAACACAGCAGCTCATCAAGCTGTTACCAAAAGAAGACGAAGAGTATGCCAAGCTAAAAGATGAGTGTGCTGACGAAGTCCGTGAAATCTTCAGAGATGTTATTGAGCAAGAAAAATCATGGGCACGATATCTTTTTAAAGATGCATCGATGATTGGTTTGAATGATGAGCTACTATGTAATTATGTAGACTGGTTAGGCAATAAGCGTATGTATGCCATCGGTCTATCAAACGAGCGCGGTGGTTCTGATCCATTACCATGGACACAAAAGTGGATCTCAGGTGCTGAAGTACAGGTTGCACCACAGGAAACTGAAATCACATCATACATCATTGGAGGTATTAAGAAAGATGTTACCGATGACACATTCAAAGACTTTGAGCTTTGATATATAATTATATACACTAAAAAGGAGCCAACATGGCTATAACACAAGGATTAGGTGATCATACTGCTCTGATTATTCGAAAAATCCACAAGTATTATGAGCATATGAAATACGAATCCATATTCATTGGTGGTCTTGCTGACAAGATCGAAGAATGGGGTGTCGTCGAAGATATCATGGATGAGTTTCAACTTGGTCCTAAACGTCCTGATGACGTGTCTTCCTTGTTGAAAATGTTAGGTTACGAAACAGTGTATGTCATACCAGATGATGAATATGCATTTGGTCAACCTTTCAAGGCTGAAATGCAATTTGATATAGCAGTATCGATACAAGGTCTAGCTGGTCGTGTTGGTAATCAAGAACAATTCTTTAAGAACTTTCACGATCTCGTCAAACCCGGCGGTACTATTATACACTCTGGTGTATGGCAGAATGCAAAGGATGATAAGTTCTTCTCACATAATCCGTTGTTTTGGGCTCGTCTGGCACAGGTTCTAGGTTATGGTGTATCGGCACATCTGTTACAGGTTGGCAATGAGCTTTGTCGTCTTGAGCATCCGTCGCTCGATGGTACTGACTATGAATTGGTTGCAAAGTATAACATTAGGCACGAAACTAAACCGGCTTATATTTACACAATGTACAATAAGTCAGAAGAAAATTTACCATTTGAGTTCGATCTATGATTAGAAAGTCAATTCACTGTAGGTCATGTGAGGCAAAATGCGATATCATTGTCAGACAGACAAACTATGACGATGACTACGAATTAGAAACATTGTACTGTCCAGTTTGCAGCGCCAGTCTGGAAGATTTTGATGATGATTACGAGGAATATGATGAATGATGGTACACCATCAGCTTGGAAAACAGATCCAACGCAGTTCAACGATTTTAGATTAGATGTTAAGGATGACCTTGTTGCTTACACAGATGTGAAGACAATTCACAGTGATAGCGTACGAGGTCAATTTAATCTAGGTTGGAAGGACAATGAGTTTGATAATGAGGTGTTCTTACATCAGGTAATTACTGGTTCACGTAGTTGTCAGATTATTGATCACTATGCCAAAGCTCAATGGCCAGATCTCAGAGATCGCGAACCAGTCAGAACAGTGCTCAACTTAGGCATACCCGGTTCTGTCTATCGAAGTCATACTGACGACGTCGATATGAATAAGCATACACTGACAGTTCTATACATGGTCAATCTCAAATGGGAACATGGATGGGGTGGTGAATTTAAATATTACCATCCATTCACCCGTGAGATCATTTCTGTGGTAGAATATAATCCTGGCCGCATGATTCTGTTCGATGGTAATCTCGAGCATACCGGCGCATGTATTGCAAATCATGCAGACTTTTTTAGAATGACAATAGCAGCTAATTATGTTTGATCATAAATGGGACGTAAGATTCCTCGAACTCGCAAAGCACATCTCAACATGGTCCAAAGATCCATCGAGGCAGATCGGCGCTGTTGCTGTACGCAATCGTCAAGTCCTTGCAACAGGATACAATGGATTTCCTACTCATATTCAAGATACGTACGAACGTTATGACGATCGCGAAACAAAGTATGAACTCGTGGTGCATGCTGAGATGAACTGTATCTATAATGCAGGTAAGAATGGTATGTCATTGGCAGGATCTACGATGTATGTGTATGGTCTACCAGTGTGTCATGAGTGTGCTAAAGGTATCATACAAACTGCAGTACAGCGAGTTGTGATTGAAGATAAAAAATACACGGATGCAAGATGGATAAATAGTTTTGGTAAAACACTAAAATTATTTGATGAAGCAGGAATTATTTGTAATGCAATCGAGTTATCCTCATCCGTGGACGATGCACCACACAGCAACCGCCAGCTGGATCTTGGAATCTGAAGATCTAAAAGATGATTGGGTTGGCTTTGTCTATCTTATTACGAACAAAAAGAATGGCCGCAAATATGTCGGTAAGAAATTCTTTTGGCGTACACTTAAACTCCCACCTCTCAAAGGCCAAAAACGTAAACGTAAAGTCACCAAGGAATCCGATTGGAAGAAATATTGGGGCTCGAGTAATGAACTCAAGGCTGACATTGAGAAGTATGGCGAGGACAATTTCACACGCGAAATACTACATTTTTGTGATTCGAAGACAGAGCTGTCTTATATGGAATTAAAAGAACAAGTAGATCGTGGTGTACTCTTGACTGACATGTATTATAATGATTTTATAGGTGGAAAGATAAATGGAAAATTCTTACGTTCCTGATATCCTCATCTTCAGCTTAGAAGGCTGCGCGCCATGTGAGGAACTAAAAGCGTATTTAAATACAAAGCAATACGAGTATCGAGAAGTTCGAATCATCGACGATATCGATCCTGAAGTATTTGCAAAAATCTACCCTAACGCAGAAGGGTATCCTCATGTCATACTCGATGGCAATGAGGTATTTGATCTAACTTTAATTTTGGAGAGTGGTTTATGATAGACGTCACCCGGGTAAAGAAAACCGGAAAAATTGTATACAATATGGGCAAGGCTGGTTCGAATCATACATGGTGTTTGTTTCCTTTCGGACATACATCGAAGTCAGGTAATCGAGGACACATTCAGCCAGTGCGTAATGAGAATTTGATTACAGATAGGGAGAAGTTAGGGTGACAGCTATTATAGATGGCCAGTACAAATATCTTTGGTCACAAGAAGGACAGCGTGATTCACTTGGCGGTACCGAGTTGATGACAATGAAACTGGCTGAAGTGGCAGATCCAGAATTATTGAAGGAATGTTGGATCATCAGCTCACGATTTCCAGAGACTCATACGTTTCCAGATGATAAGGTACGAATCTACTGGGCACACGATCATCCCTACGATCCAGCAAATCAGGCGTTACAGTCAAAGGATTTTGCTGATAAGTTTCATAAGTTTGTATTCGTCTCTAATTGGCAGATGCAAAGATACATTGACAAGTATAAGCTACCATGGAATAAGTGTGTAGTATTACGTAATGCGATCGAACCGATTCAGGTAGAACAAAAGCCAGACTTCAAAGAGAAGATCAAGCTGATCTACACACCGACACCACGTCGTGGACTCAATATTCTGTTGGCAGTGTATGATCGATTGGTGAAGAAATATCCCGGTCGATTGGAGCTGGATCTATTCTCATCACATGCCTTGTATGGTTGGGATAAAGCCGACGAAGATTATCAGTTCATCCTCGACAAGTTCGATGAGTTAGAAGGTGTAAACAATCATGGCTTTCAGCCACAGGAAGTTGTTCGCGAACATCTGGCAAATGCACACATCTTTGCATATCCATGTGCATACGTAGAAACATCATGCCTCTGTTTGATTGAGGCCATGTCAGCCGGCTGTGTATCAGTACACTCAAATCTTGGTGCACTCTACGAGACAGCAGCAAACTGGACACAGATGTATGGTTACACCGAAGACTCGGCACAGCATGCATCGGTATTCTTTAATGTCATGTGTGGTGTTATCGACAACCTTGAAACAGTCATGGCACAACAGCCAACAGTGAAGGGTTATGCCGATGCATTCTACAGCTGGGGTACACGAGCAATTGAGTGGAATGCCTTGCTCAAGAGTTTGGTAAATACTATAGATGATAGATCGTTACCAAAATTAGAAATGTTTACAGTGAATACCGGATGACTAAGAACATAATCAACTTTCCAATGGATCGGCGCATGGATGATATACTATGGGCCGAACTTGAAAAAAAGACATCAGTCAAGGACGACGATGTCTTTACCGAAGATCAACAAGAGATGATCGAACATTTGATTCAGGTCGTCGTAGAAGAGATGGTTGCTGAAGGGTACAAAGTGGATGGCGAAGAGTTTATCTACGACGTATCATTCCTTTACGAGGTTATTAAGTCTCTCGTATTGAAGATGGAAGGCCACTATCATCCGATACAGGATTTTGCGAACGAGTTGTATATAAACTACTTTGCTGAACTCGAAAAAGACGGTCCTCATCAACTATCATTTGACTTTTAACATGTACATTGCCAGAAATATGCTGTAGAATAGACTCTATAGAATAAATTAGGCTTTTATTATGATTATATTAGATTTCAATCAAGTTGCCATTGCCAATCTCATGGTTCAAGGCACACGTAATCTCGAAATAAACGAGAATCTACTGCGTCACATGATTCTGAATAGTATTCGTATGAATCGTGTTAAGTTTGCTAGCGAATATGGCGAGATGATTATCGCCTGTGATGCTACTGACAACTGGCGCAAAAAGTATTTTCCATACTACAAGGCAAATCGTAAGGTATCACGCGATGAGTCTTCGATAGATTGGAAAGAAATGTTTCGCATCCTCAATAAGATTCGCGAAGAACTCAGCGAACACTTTCCCTATCCAACCATTCGTGTTGAGACAGCCGAAGCTGACGATGTCATTGCAACTCTATGCCACGAGCATGGCCGAGAACTTGGTGGCGAACCTATTCTCATCCTCTCTGGTGATAAAGACTTTCAGCAGCTTCAACGATATGCCAACGTAAATCAATACGATCCTACTCGTAAGCGTTGGATTCGATGCAGCGATCCGGAAACATTCCTCATCGAACACATTCTCAAAGGCGATGCATCCGATGGCATACCAAATGTATTGAGCAGCGATGATACATTCGTAGCTCGAGCAAGACAAAAACCAATGCGACAGAAGTTTATCGATTCTGTCTTGGAAGCAAATAAGCCAGAAGCATCTACCGTATTCACAGACGAGATCAGTCGTAATTACCAACGTAATCGTGTATTGATCGACCTCAACTGTGTACCAGAAGACATCGCTGAACAAACCTTGCAGATGTTCGAAGCACAACAGGACAAGGGTAGAGGCAAGCTGTTCAATTACTTTATCAAACATAAGCTCAAAAATCTTACAGAATGCATAACGGAGTTTTAAATGAAACGCATTAGTCAGATACTCGAAGAAGTATCAAAAGAAAAAAGTGTCAACAAAAAAGTGGAGATGCTGCAAGCCGAGAGGAACAACAATGCATTGATTGCAGTCTTGCAAGCCACATTCGATGACCGTATTATCTTTGAACTACCTGAAGGTACACCACCCTACAATGTACCTGACGATATGATTGACAATAAAGCTGGCTTATACAAAGAATTTCGTAAGTTCTATATCTTTACGAAGAATCAACGTAGTGCAAACATTCGCAAAGATAAGCGTGAGTATGCATTCATTCAAATGCTCGAGTCTGTGCATCCTATTGATGCTGAGCTGTTGTTGGCAATGAAAGATAAGAAGATGCCATATAAGACTATCACTAAAAACCTTGTACTGAAGGCCTATGGGGAGGACTTTGTAAAATGAGTAAGTCGCGTGACCGTAATCATAAGCGAGAGGAAGCTCGCTATACTGATGGCGCTAAAAAGTCGGTAAAGACCGGGAACGAAAGAATCGAAAAAAAGATAAAAAACTTGTTCAGAAGCGGTAATGCAGAGCAGTTTTTAGAAAGCGAATTGTATAAATAAAACCATGCCAATATATGTATATCAAAACGATGAAACTGGCGAGCTTGAAGAGCACAGTCATCGTATCTCAGAGATGGATTCCTTCTTGGAAGAAAATCCTCACCTCACAAGAAAAATACAATCATCTGGATTCATACGCGGAACCGGCGTCGGGAAATCAAAACCTGACGAGGGTTTTCGTGATGTTCTCAAATCAATCAAAAAGGCTTCAGGGAGGGGCAGCACGATAGAGACTTTCTAACATTCCACAATAACAAGAAGAAGGGCAGTACTTATGGCACTTTCAAAGAAACAGCGGCGAACACTCAAGAAGCATGGTATATTGGATGATCGCGAACATGTTCCACAGAAGGGCATGAGACTCCGAAGCATCGAGCCAAAGACATTTGCACAACAACAATGTTTTGAAGCGTTCGATAACGGAGATCACTTATTACTACATGGAATGGCTGGTACGGGTAAGACATTTGTCTCGATGTATTTGGCACTCAGTGAGATATTCGAGAATCCTAATAATACACACTACGATGTCACGATCATACGCAGTGTGGTTCCAACACGAGATATAGGATTTCTACCGGGCAAAGAAGACGAAAAGATTGCAGTGTACGAAGAGCCATATAAGGCGATATGCAATGAACTATTTGGCCGTGGAGATGCATACGACATCCTCAAACAAAAGAATCTTGTTAACTTTACGTGCACCTCATTCGTTCGAGGATGTACATTTAACGACTCTATCGTTATAATAGATGAAGTAAATAATATGACGTTCCACGAGCTAGACTCTCTCATTACTAGACTCGGTGAAAATTGTCGTGTTATCTTTTGCGGTGACTTCCGCCAAAGTGATTTAACGAAGGCACAGGAAAGGGCCGGCCTAACTAATTTTATGAAGATTATTGATGAGCTATCTGGTTTTGAACACGTAGAGTTCAGAGCCGACGACATTGTTCGTAGCTTACTAGTGAAGGAGTATATCATTGCAAGAGAACACCTCGGGCTTTGCGCTTAAACTATTTGAGGCAAAGCAACTCAAGCAAATAAATGAAGATGGCCGACGGCTGTACGTAACTGAAAGTGGTGAGAAATACCCATCGGTTACTACAGCCCTCGGTGCACTCAATCGTAAGAAGATCTGGGAATGGCGCAAGCGTGTAGGTGCTGAAGCTGCCAACAAGATCTCCACTCAAGCATCTCGTGCAGGTACTGCTGTCCATAATGTAGCTGAGGACTATATCCTCGGTAACAGTTTGGAAGCACACAATCCTATTGCTCTCAATACTTTCAATACGATCAAGCCATTGCTCGATGATAATGTCGGTGATGTGTATGGTGTTGAACTTCGTATGTATTCTGATGTACTCAAGACTGCCGGCACTGCTGACCTGATATGTCAGTACGATGGCAAGAATACTGTGCTTGACTTCAAAACATCCAAGCGATGGAAGAAGAAAGAAGAAATCACGACATACTTTATGCAGTCTGCAGCCTATGCACAGATGGTGAAAGAACATTATGACATGGATATTGAACAGATCGTCATACTCATGGCTGTAGGTCAAGGTGAAGGTCATCTCGTATTCACCGAGAATGTGTCTGATTGGCAGGCGATGACGACTAAGTTCTTCGATCTATTCCACAAAGGCAAGCTAAAGGACTTCTAATGTTTTCGAGCACCTATGCAGTTGCAATGGGTATCATTGAGCCAGATATATGCGATGAGATCGTACGTATTGGTGAACAACTCGATGATATGTCAGGCGAGACAGAGAATGGAATAGATTCAGAGCTTTCGTTAGCACGTAATTCTACTGTGTCTTGGTTTACACAGTGGCAGGCTGAAAAATTCGATCTCGAATTTGATATGATCTATTCACATGTATTTGAGAAGTTCAATGACGTCACTAACGAAGCAGGTTGGGGGCATGTAGATATCACAAAGAGTCAAGCATTTCAGTACACACGTTACGGGCCCGGTCAACACTATGACTGGCATCCGGATCAACACTTGATGCCTTATGCTGATGGTGATGATCAAGGTCTCATACGAAAAATGAGTATGACACTAACATTAAGTGAACCCGAAGATTTTACAGGCGGTGAGTTCATGATCGAGGATCACTTTCGTGGCGGTCCGAATGAGTATTGGCATCGAATCAAAAATGTAACAGCATTGCATGCGCTGCCTCGAGGCAGTATTATTGCATTCCCATCATATGCTTGGCATCAGGTCAAACCTGTAAAGTCAGGTGAACGTAAATCACTAGTCGGTTGGTTCTTAGGTCCGGAGTGGAAATGAGTTGGTTAGAAAAAATACGTAACAGAGTAGTTGGTGAGTTGGAACGTCCTGTCGAAGACAATCCACTCGACAAAGCAATCGTTGAGAACGGTGATCATCCCGAAGTCAACAAGGTGTATCAGGCCAGATGGGTCTGGTATCACACTATCCTCGCAGTGGAGATCTTCTTCACTAACATCCTACTTATAGGCATTTTTGTCCTGCTTGCAGTCAAGTTGTGAGTTATACGTAAAAGTTATAAGCATATTACAAAATAATCTAAAAAAAGTTTAAAAAAGTCGCAATAAAAGTCTAACAAAATCAATAAGTTACAGCTCTTTAAAAAGTCTTTATAAATCAAAGACTTAGAGTTGTACATTCTCGTGCCTGCTTGATATAATTCTTCTTGTCAAATGGGAAAAGAGAGAAAAAGATGATCAACTACCTTACTAAAAAAGCTTACTCTGGCAAGAATGCAGCTATCTTGGCTGAGTACGAATCAGCTGGTTTCCTGACTTATATGCAAGCGAAGTCAATTGGACGTGCATGCACCAAGGGTGAAGGTATCCAGTTGATGCGTGTTGTTACCAAGAAGATCAAAGACGAGATCACTGGCGAAGTAAAGTTTAAGAAAGTTCCAAAGCGTTTTTGGGTTTTCCCTATCGAATCAACTGTAGAAATGGAGGTAGCGTAATGTTAGTTAGATTGCCTGAGTATGATGGTCAGCGTTGTGATTACACTGGCATGCCTATGGGCATGGCTGTTGGTGCTTTCGCACGCGGTGCGACTGGTCGTGTATGTCTTGTCTTGGCATTCGATGCCGATGAGGCACCTAACAAGAACTGGGTCACCCTCAAAGAGGTCGCTGAGTGGGCCGAGTCTGTTCCCGGCGGTTACCTAGACTTCTAGGTAATAAGCTTATAACAAAAAAGTCTAAGAAAAACCTGTACAATGTACTCAAGTTGCTGTAGAATAGACACGTCAAATGGAGAAAAGCTCATGTCAGTAATGAAAGATTATGCAAAAAAGCCAGTTCGCGCACGCGACATCGTCAGCATCAAAGATATCATCGCAGGTGGCATCGCTACCATCATGATGGGTGCAGTACTTGGTTTACTTATCGGCTACGGCCTTCTTTACACAGGAGTATAAGCATGAATTTCACTAGTCTTCAAGGTCACATCCCAGCAACGTTCGAGCAGTTGGTCGAAGTATTCGGCGAGCCTACGTACATGGATCCAAGCGAAGATGGTAAGGTCAACACTGAGTGGGAACTCACTGGTTTTGATCTCTTCGGCGAGCCAATGCCTGTCACCATCTACGATTGGAAAGAGTATGATGGTGGCGAGCGTTCACGCAGTGGTCAAAAATATGAGTGGCACATCGGTGGCACTAATCGATTTGCAGTTAATTACGTAATGGAGAAGTTGAATGGTTGATATGCCTAACCTCGAGTCGAAGCTCAAGGCTCACGACTGGTTCTATCACATGTCTGACGATCATCGTGCATACACACGTGGTCGTACTCAAAGCGCCGAGATCAACAATCTAATGGAGATTGCTCGAGTTGCTGGTGATGGTGCTGCTGCGGCTGAGTTGTATAATCAGTACAACCCAAATGCACAAGAGTCAGCATTCAGATTTGCTGACAAAGTCTGTCACATGTACCTCGACGTAGATGGTACATATTCAGTTAGTTGGTTAACGAGGGAAGATTATGAAGCGCAGAACTAAAGAAAAGTTAGAGACTATGGAAGATTCCTTCGCACCAGATTTCAAGCAAGAATCTATGATCATGCAGCTACGCAAGGTAGTTGACTCAATCGGTAATCCGAAGCCTCTTCACTGGGTTCGTACCGACAATGGTCGTAACATCTGGGTAGCTCACAAGCATGCAGTCAAGATTGTAGACCTCTACGATCGCCTGACATCACGTGAAGCCAAGTCATCGTACGTCGACAATCGTATCGATCCTGTTGTCAATGCTCAGATGACACGAGCAAAGCGTCAGCTCACTGATGCACTGCAAACCACCGAAGGTCTGCAAAATCTCATCAAAGAGTTGCGCAATCAATGATTCTATTCGGGTCGTATGACCTTGATATCATCGAGGAGTGTAATCTGCACTGCGCAGGTTGCACCTCTCTCGACTATCTTGGTTATGATAGACCGGGCAAGGTAACGATCTCATCGATGACCGTTGCCATGTTGGAAGAGTTATTGTTAAAGATAGGCAGACATGTTACGAAGATCGAAGAGTTGTCTCTTGTTGGTGGTGAACCGACATTGCATCCACGATTCGAGGATATCATCGACACACTGCGTGAATCTGGCCTCGTAGGTAAGATAAATGTAGTGACGAATGGTACCAACTTCACACCTGAGATCATTGAGATACTGAAGAAGGTAGATTGTGTACAGATCTCAGATTACATGCGAGCTGCAGACGGCGATACGATATTCGAAACAATCGACGATATGCCATTCGACTATAATATATGGCATCGCAGTGAGTTTCATCGTATAGGCGAGTGTGAACCAATGTCACCACAGGAGAATTGGAATGCATGCTTTATGAAAGACTACTGTCGTGTGATTACGATGGATGGCCTAGCCAGATGTAGAGTATGCTCCAACGAACAAATTCACATTGCACCATGGCATGACGAGGCTGCACTGACTGAGACGATTAGCCGACATGAGGCATATGATCGTTGCGGTACATGCGGTACACCAGCATCAGCAGAGCACTATGAATGGAGCTCACTGAAGCCAGAAATCGATGCGAAGAACTATAAACGTGGTATTGAACTGATAAAGGCAGTAACATTATGAAGATTTTGAAAGAGATTACAGAGTGGGACAAATGCGAGTACAATGTACCGAACCACACGTATGCCATCAATGATGGTGGCAAGATGGTTGCCTATCGTAAGACAGGTACCAAGGACTGGATGCGGTTTGCAAAGCCTCGATTCTTTGATCGATCGCGCCGTAAGTTCATTACACTGGCTAAAGATGTCGGTGACGAATATTTTTCGTAAAAATGTTAATATTAACATGTACAAGCAAATCATTTCTTAGTAGAATAGAGCTTGTAAATTGGAAAACACACATCACATACAGGAAGATATATTATGTCGCATGAAGTAGAAATGATCAACGGTCAAGCACAAATGGCATTCGTAGGCGAAACACCATGGCACGGCCTAGGCGTACGAGTCGAAGGTGACCTCACTCCACAAGAAATTCAGAAAGCTGCCGGTCTCGACTGGTCAGTATCAAAAGAACCTATCTTTGCTGCAATGGAAGGCGAGGACCTCATCGAGGTACCCGGTAAGAAAGCATTGATTCGTTCATCAGACAACAGTGTCCTCGATGTAGTTGGCGATCAGTGGATTCCAGTACAGAACGACGACGCGTTTAACTTTTTTGACGATTATGTCAAAACTGGTGGCATGGAAATGCACACAGCAGGTTCGCTCAAGGATGGTCGTATCGTATGGGCATTGGCGAAGGTCAACGAGACTTTCACATTGTTTGGCGGTAAGGACCAAGTTGAGTCTTATCTACTCCTCTCTAATCCTCATAACTATGGTCGCGGTGTTGACGTTCGCTTCACACCCACCCGTGTGGTGTGCAATAACACCCTATCAATGGCCTTGTCAGGCAAGGCATCTCTTGGAATCTCTTTGAATCACCGGCAAGAATTTAATGCCGAGAAAGTACGCGAAGCTCTCGCGCAAGCATCTGAGCAGATGAATCAATATGCTCAAGCTGCTGAGTTCCTCGGTTCAAAGAGATTCAATCAAGATAAGTTGACTGAGTACTTCTCACGTGTCTTCCCGAAGACGACTGGCAAGGACAAGGGTATCAACTTCGAAGAGCTGATGGCTAACATCAAGTCAGGTAAGAACATTCTATCACGGAATGCAACGACTGCTCTTGAGGTCATTGACACACAGCCCGGTGCAAATCTCGGTGCTGGTACATGGTGGTCTGCATACAATGCTGTCACCTACATGACAAACCACACGCTTGGCAACAATGCTGATACACGATTGCAGTCAGCTTGGTTCGGTCATAACAAAAACACCAACATCGAGGCTCTCGGTCTCGCAGTTGAATACGCAGAGGCTGCTTAAGCAGCCTTATAAATATAGTTACACTAACACACAGGAGACTATAATGGAATACCTCGTAGCAGGTCTTATTATTGTCGGCGTTCTATATTACGCCTTTAGCAGCAGAACCAACCTACCTGACCTCACTGAGACTGACGCACCAGTCGAGAAACCAGAGCCAGCACCAGAACCAGCTGCTCCTGATTTGGCTTCGATGACGAAGGTTCAGATCGACGAACTAGCATTGAGTCAAGGCATCAAGCTAGACCGACGTCGCACCAAAGCACGGATGATCGAACAATATATCGAATTGACTCGATAATGCAATCTATTGATGATTCGCAGGGTATCAAAGAAGTCCTGCAAGAAATCGAGAAACTGACTCGTGATGGCTCTGATTATTTAGATGCCATCCTTCACTATTGTGAGAAGCATGATATTGAAATCGAGTCGATTGCTCGATACATTAAGAAAAACGTGGTCCTCAAGGCTCGACTACAGGAAGAGGCTGAGGAATTAAATTATTTGCAAAAAACATCAAGGCTACCGATTTGATTTATATGGATGCATACGATGCTTACAAAAAGTTTCTTGCCATCAAATTACATTTCTCAAATCCGAAATACGATTACTTCAAATACCGTGGTCAGGTAAGAGTAACACGTGATTCGTTCGAGACTCGTAATGACAAGTACCACTTTCATAAGCTAAGCAAGAAACAAGATTTAGAATTATTCCTCGCATGTAATATACGAGAGAATGGAGACATGTGGGTAGGTAAGTTGTTTGATGATGAATGTGTCAAACATTTTGTCAACACACAGAAAAAGCTCCAATCACTCGAGTACATGTTTAAGAATGATATGTCTCAGTTTGATTCACTCAATGAGGCATTCGTCGTCAGTAATGGTGACTATCCTAAAATACTCAACATGTACAATCGCGGGGAGATTATGACCGAAACAATGGTCATACTGAATGCTACATGTCGTGTGTTTGATTATTGGGATACCACAATCTCTGACACAATTATATGGCCGAAGACTCGACAACGACTCTTAAAATATACGGGCTTCATGAATTTTGACGTAGACAAATACAATGATTTGTTAAAGGATTTATATGATACATAAACAAGTGCCTTTCGTTGTCTTCAATACTCGTGTAAGAGATGAGTCACTTGGAGGCGACAATCCATATCGATGGCAAGATATGACCACAGACGATTACTTCGCAGGCAAGCGAGTGATCGTATTCAGTTTACCCGGTGCATTCACACCAACCTGTTCAACCTACCAGTTACCTGACTTCGAGGCAATGTTTCCACGATTTCAAGAACTCGGTATCGATGCAATCTACTGTATCAGTGTCAACGACACATTCGTGATGAATGCATGGGCAAGAGATCAAGGCTTAGAAAACGTACAAGTCATACCTGATGGCTCAGGTGAGTTCACTCGTATGATGGGTATGCTTGTCAAGAAAGACAATCTAGGTTTTGGTATGCGATCATGGCGTTATGCAATGCTCGTAGACAATGGCGATATCGAAACGACGTGGGTAGAACCGGGTCGTGAAGATAATGCCGACGGCGATCCCTATGGTATGACTTCACCTCAAAATATATTGGAGACGATCGTAGAACCATGGGAGTAATTATTGACACACAAAAAAGGAACACACACATGTCCACAACAACACCTTACGAATTAAGATTTAAAGTTCTCGAAATGGCACGTGATCTATGCATGGATGAATTCAATATGAAGTCACATGCTTTTCATGATCTACAAAGTCGACTTGAAGAAAAGCTTGATGGTCCGATTGGTGAGAACACAGCTCTCGTTATACGAGATATGATCGATGATTTGGTTGAGGCTACACCCTCGATGCCAAAGACTGAACAGATCAACGCCAAAGCGAAGGAACTCTACGAATTTGTATCCACGAAGTGATATAAATACCTGTACAGCAGGCTCGTCTTGCTGTACAATAAACTGTTACATAATGAATACTGTGAATAAACTGCTCATACACTGCAATACAAGGAAATACATATGAACGATTTTGCATCCCTCAAATCCTCACGTAAGTCGCAATTCGATAAGCTCTCAGCAGCAGCCGAGAAAGTCAGCGGCAATCAACAACAGAACAATGGACCAGATGAACGATTCTGGAAGCCAACAGTCGATAAGGCTGGCAATGGTTCTGCTATCATTCGATTCCTACCTGCACCAGCCGGTGAAGACGTACCATTCGTCCGATACTGGGATCACGGCTTTCAAGGGCCCGGTGGTTGGTACATCGAGAAGTCATTAACATCCATCGGTCTCGATGATCCTGTTGGTGAGTTCAACTCAAAGCTTTGGAACTCTGGTCTTGAATCAGACAAAGAGATTGCTCGTAAGCAGAAGCGTCGTCTTCACTACGTCAGCAATATTCTTGTCGTCTCTGATCCAGCCGCACCTCACAATGAAGGTAAGGTGTTCCTCTATGAGTATGGTAAGAAGATCTTTGATAAGATCAATGACCTCATGCATCCTGCATTCGAAGACGAAGATGCTGTAAATCCATTCGACTTCTGGGAAGGTGCTAACTTCCGTCTACGCATTCGCAAGGTGGAAGGCTATCGAAACTACGACAAGTCAGCATTCGATTCTCCGACTGCTGTGTCAAATGATGATTCAGAACTCGAAGCGATTTGGAAACGTCAGTATGGTCTTGCCGAACAGGTAGATCCTAAGCAATTCAAGTCATACGAAGAACTTCAACAGAAGTTGAATCGTGTACTTGGTGGACAGGCTCCTCAAGGTATGGCCGAGGATGTACCATCAGCCGCGCCACAATCGGCGCCAGCATGGGAACCTCCTGTTGACGACGTAGTTGCAGATGCTCCGGCTGTTGCTCCGGCTCCAACATTTGAAGATGATGATGACTCGCTAGACTTCTTTAAGAAACTCGCAGCGGAATAGAGGAAAGGGGCTTCGGCCCCTTTTTTATGACTGTGGTTGACTCGCCAAGAATGAATCCGCAGCACGGAACTGAGGCAATGGATTACCAACACTCGCTTTCGTTGTATTACCAGCGGGTGAATGAGTCTGCTGTGTTGGTTGCATATTGACTGGCACGACCATGGGTATGATCTGCTGTACGGCCTCCTCATTCACATCACCCTTTAGCATGGGTAATGTACTCTCAACAGCACGCGCAATCAACTCCTCACCATCCTCTTTGATATTGGTAATGAAGGTAGATGCTCCTTCCTGTATGGTCTGAAGCATCTCTGTAATACCAGCCTCTTCGGCAGATTCGGTCACACGCTCAATCGTATTCGTAAAGAACGTCGAGATCGCAGAAGGACCAGCCTCAGTATCAACAATTGCTTGCCTCTCTTCTCTCTCTTCCTTCAGTAAGATCTCGTACTCATCATTATTCTCACGTCCAGTATTCACCAAGTCCGCAATCCAATCACGATTCTTTTTGGTCTGTTCCAATTGTTTCAGTAAGGCCGCCAACAACTCCTCGGTCATGACTGCATTTAAATTGCCACCTCCGGCGTCAGTAAAGTCCACCACCTCACCGAGTGGAACCTCCTTGGCTCTCTCTAATTGCGCAATATTATAGTCGATATCAGGTAGAAAAGCCGCAAAATTATTCGTTAAATCATTATTCAACTTCTGCA